GGTTAATTATGGGTAGGCCAGCAATGCCGAAGAATATCTTTGCTTTAACCAGTTCAGCAAAGTCAAATCCCGAGCGGATAAAATCAAGGGAGAATGAACCGGAGAATGTTAACCCACTTGGCGCGGCTCCAGAGTTTTTAACGCCAGACCAGGTATTCGCCTGGGATTGGATTGTTAGAACTTGCATCCCTGGTGTGTTAGGTGAGGGTGATGAAGTTGCGGTGGCGATGGCAGCACAGCTTTTAAACCTATCTATTAAGGATGAGGCGACAGGGCAGGATAAAAGTTTGTTGAAAGGATATTTAGCAATGATGGGCATGGTGCCGACTGAAAGAACTAAATTATCAGTGCCTAAAAACAAACCAAAAAACAAATTTGATGATTAAGGCATTTAAAAATGCGCCACATTCTGAATCAGCGTATATCTATGCGGCGCAGGTAACGAAAGGCCATATACCGGCTTGCAATGAAATTATCCAAGCTTGTCAAAGGTTCGTTGATGACCTGACGCGAGACTTTGAATTTATTTATGATATTGAAAAGGCTGAGAAAGCTTGTGGTTTCATTGAGAAACTACCACATACTAAGGGAAAGTGGGCCAGCAAAAAGCAAGATTTAACCCTTGCGCCCTGGCAGAAGTTCTTTGTATGTAATGTATTTGGCTGGACTAGCAAAGAAGGGTTGCGGCGCTTTCGTAAAGTTTACGCCAAGATCCCGCGAAAGAATGGCAAGTCACCGCTAGCCGCTGCGATTGGGCATTATATGTTTACGCAGGATGGTGAATTTGGCGCGGAAGTTTATAGTGGTGCTACCAGTGAAAAGCAAGCATGGGAGGTTTTCGGGCCAGCTCGGTTGATGGCTAAAAGAACTCCCGAATATACTGATAAGTTCGGCATCGAGGTTAATGCTAAAAACCTTTCCATATTAGATAACGGTTCAAAATTCGAACCCTTGATCGGCAAGCCTGGCGATGGCGCTAGTCCTAGTTGTGCAATCGTTGACGAATACCACGAACATGACACAGATGCCTTCTATGACACGATGTCTACAGGGATGGGCGCAAGGGAGCAACCGTTATTGCTAGTCATTACAACAGCGGGAGATAATATCGCCGGGCCTTGCTTCGATATGGAAACCGAATGCAGGAAGTTACTAGATGGGGTATTTGAAGACGATAGATTGTTTACCCTTATTTATGGGTTAGATGAAGAAGACGATTGGACGCTGCCCGAGATGCTGGTTAAAGCAAACCCGAATTATGATATATCTGTCAGTGGTGAGTTTTTACTAGCACAGCAGCAAGAGGCTATCAGGAACGCGGCGAAACAAAATGCATTTAAACGCAAGCACATGAATCAATGGGTAGGTGCTCACACTGCCTGGCTGAACATGGAAACGGTTAATCGTTGTATAGACCTTGAACTAGACCCGCAGCAGTTTGCAGATTCAGAGCTGATTATTCCTGTTGACCTTGCCTCAAGAATTGATATTACAGCAATACTAAAAGTGTTCAGCAGTGAAATAGCAGGCAAAAGACATTATAGCGCCTTTAGTAGATTCTATTTGCCCGAAGACACAGTACTTGATCCAAAGAACATGCACTATCAAAAGTGGCTTAATGAGGGATGGTTAATAGCTACTGACGGAAATGAGATAGATTTCAATGAAATACAGGCCGATATTAAAATAGATATGGATACTTTCGGTGCAAAGGAGATTACTTACGACCCTTGGAGAGCTACCCAACTAGCGCAAGGCTTGCAATCTGAAGGCGCTAAGGTGGTAGAATTTAGAAATACAGTCGCTAATATGTCTCCTGCAATGTATGAACTCGAGGCGGCGATAACATCAAGTCGTTTTCATTACGATGGGAACCCGATACTAACCTGGATGCTTTCTAATGTGGTCGCGAAGATAGACGCCAAAGATAATATCTATCCAAGAAAGCAGAAACCCGAAAATAAAATAGATGGCGCGGTTGCGCTCATTATGGCTATAGGACGATTCATGGCAAACGAAGACACATTACCAATGCCAGGCATTGAGGTACTATGAAATTTAAAATGCCGTGGTCAAAAAAATCCGGGCAGAGTGTCTCATATACGACCATTGAGGCTACGTCTGATTTGGCTAAATTATTTGGCCCAACTAGTAAATCTGGCGTGGTGGTTAATCACAAGACCGCACTGCAAGCTAGCGTGTCTTTGGCATGTGCGCGGGTTATATCTCAGGGTATTTCACAGGTTCCGCTTAAAGTATTTCAATCCCGGGATGATGGTGGAGCAGATCCCGCCATTGAACATTCGCTGTATAGTGTATTGCATGATTCCCCGAATGAATATCAAACATCATTCGAGTGGCGTGAAATGATGTCGATGCATTTAGTATTTGCAGGGAACGGATACTCGCAAATAATCAGAGGTCGGAATGGCGAGGTTGTTGAACTGCTGCCATTATTTCCATCTGACATAACAACTGAAAAAATCGGCCACGATATTATTTATAAAATCACTCGCAACGGCGAAGAAGTTAGAATTAATAGCGACGATATATTGCATCTAAGAGGATTAACGTGGAATGGGTTTGATGGTTTGGATGGGGTAAGACTAGCCCGCGAGTCGATAGGATTATCGCTGGCAACCGAGGAGCACGGAAACAGAGGATTTTCAAACGGCGCTACGGTCCCTGGTATTTTATCGACGGAGCAAACCTTAACGCCTGAACAATTAGAGGTTCTGAGAGATTCGTTTAATAAAGCACAACAAGGCTTAAGTAACGCATGGAATATGATGGTCACGCATGGTGGATTAAAATGGCAATCAACCTCACTGAATAATGAACAAGCGCAATTTATTGAAACCCGAAAATTTCAGGTTGAAGAAGTATGCCGTCATTTTGGGGTATTACCTATAATGGTCGGTGCTACGGATAAGGTTGCAACCTATGCTTCAGCAGGGCAAATGTTCCTGGCGCATTTAGTCCACACAATGAGTCCGTGGTATTCCCGGTTAGAACAATCATTTAATAAAAATTTATTGTCAGATAGAGACAGGGCATCAGGCATTTATACAAAGTTTATCGATGGTGGTATATTAAGAGGCTCTCACACAGAGCGATCAGAATACTACAATACAATGTTTAACATCGGTGCTATGAGTCCTAATGAAATCAGGGAGAAAGAAGATATGAATCCCTATGAAGGCGGTGGTGATTACCGCGTACCAATGAATACTGAGAATCCAGACGAGGCAACCGATGGAACATAAAAACTGTAGTATTATCGAGCTCAAATTCGCCGAGGCAGAAACGATGCAATTTGAAGGGTATGGTGCTGTTTTCGACAACACTGACGCTCACGGTGATGTCATTAACCCTGGGGCTTTTGCAGATACGCTTGCAGACTCTCAAAAATCTGGTCATTGGCCCGCCATGCTATTACAACACGGTGGCGGTGGTTTCTTCGGTGGTGGGGATGACACGCCTATAGGGTTGTGGACAGATATTGTCGAGGATGGCAAAGGGTTAAAAGTAACAGGCCAATTAGCAGACACTCCCCGAGGACGGGAGGTTTATACGTTAATGAAGATGGAACCTCGGCCCGCTATTACAGGGCTTTCTATTGGTTACAGGGTTAAAGAGTTTATTAAACGGACCAAACCCGACGAGCCTAGACGAACATTAAAGAAGCTGGATTTGATAGAAATATCACCAGTGACATTCCCTGCGAACGGGGAAGCCAGAATACATGCTGTTAAAAGCATTGATGAAATTACCACAGTGGTTGAAGTCGAAGATGTCCTGCGCGATGCCGGATTTTCTCGAAAAGATGCCAAAAATTTGATCGCCAAAGTCAAAGATAACCTGCGCGATGCAGATGATTCAGAAATATTGGTAAGCCTACTTAAATCAAACTCACATATTATAGGAGGCCAATAATGGCTGAATTAATCGAGATTAAAGACCTTGTTGAGAAGCAAGGCGAAGCTTGGGCGGAGTTCAGAAAAACGAACGACGAGCGGCTTGAAGCAATCGAGTCTAAAGGCTATGCGCCGGAAGACCTGGTGGAAAAAGTCGATACCATCAATCAAGAATTGACTAAAATCGGTCAAGACCTTGACGATGTTGTCAAAAAGTCAAATCGCCCAGCGGCGGGTGATGGTGAGAAGAATCTCACTGCCGAGCAAATCGAGCATAAAGACGCATTGGGCAAATACTTGCGTTCTGGTCAGGATTCGGGGTTACATGATATGGAGAAAAAAGCTCTTATATCTAACTCTGATCCCGATGGTGGTTACCTGGTAGA